CACCGCCCCACCTGTCTTTCCAAGGTGTCAACCCTTACTTAAGGGGTGTCGGCCCGAGGGCCGAATTTCACCGAACAAAGATATGCTCGGTGAAGGTGTAGATAGACGCTCTCTCCACACTCGACGAACCGGGAACGATTCCCGGTCGTCTAGACTCTCTGGGGTCCCAGTAATTGGTAGCCCCCTGGATGTACAGATCGTACAGTCCAGTGAGTGCAGCTACTCCGGGGTCGGTCAGTATTGACCTCGAAGTTTCTCGCAGCGTGTGGAAGTATCCAGCCTCCCAGCCCGCTCGCCTTGCGGCGCGCGGTTTTATCAAATCATATGATCCGAGGAGGTGACCGTCACCATAACCGTCTGGTCCATACATTGTCCAATCCAAAGGGATCAGACCCCGGGCTACCGCGGCAAGAGAATTCTCACCGTTACGGATAGCCCAGTTGTGGAACACAAATAGCCATTGGTAACTAAGACGATCTTTTTTAAAGATCGGACGAACGTCATCGCCGAGTAACCAATCAGCGCCACAGGATTCGCGGAAAGGCCCACTCCAGAACGATTTCTCCGTATTTACGTTGAAACCGCACCAGGTAAGCGCCGCGATTAAGACGTCACATACCCGCGAGGGTACAATGATGTCATCCCCATAAACGCTGACTTTGTTTTGATCTTCACCAAGGACTTCGGTCGACGCAAAAGCTAGAGCCCAAAAAATCAAGGTCTCTAGCTCGAACGTGAAACCGTTGCCCATCGAACTGAATTTCTCCAGTTCGTATTCTTGGCCGGCATAACTCATTACACCGGTACGGAGCTTGCTGAGTAGGTCTACCCAGGGCTCTGGTAAGAGATCAAAAACGACCGAAAATGCCAGCGTGTCGCTGGCAGATGAGAGGTCAATCGTGGCAAGTTTCCCTGTCACAGATCCCTCCCTGGCCAGCCGCTGATTACGCTGCTGGTCGGTAAGGTCTTGGTTAGCTCGGACGCGAAGTCTATCTTTGATGTAATCTCCGACCCCAAGCTGCCAGAACCCATTAAGTAAGGGCTCCACACAGATTGGGCGATGAGTCTTCGCGTTCTTTTCGACGAAGATCAGCTTACCCGTATCCACAGAAACTGGGATAGTTCCGCCAACCGTCGACCCGTCCTCGTAAAGAGGAAAGGGCCTAAGGTCCACGGAATGTTTCCAAGCCCACCCTGCCGTTTCCGGCAGAAAGGAGTGAACGTAGGGGAGCAAATCCTCGCTACACACTA